GGAGGTGATGCACACGCAAAACGGGAAGTACACGGAGAAACGTCGCAAGTTGCACGCGGCTATTTACGAACAGTTGTTGGCCGGCGCTCAACCGGTCGAAAAGCCGACGTTCGTTTTGCTCGGTGGCGGTTCTGCATCCGGCAAGAGTTCGCTGGTCGCTGGTACTGTTCCTGCGATCCCTGATTCGATCGTGCGAGTGGACGCGGATCAGATCAAATCGATGCTCCCTGAGTATGCGGCGTTGTCGGGCAAGGATTCGCGTGCTGCTGCGTTCGCGCATAACGAGTCGGCGTTCATGGCCAAGGAGCTTGCATCGATCGCTGCAAGCCGTAGATACAACACGATGCTCGATGGTACTGGCAATGGTTCCGAGAGTGGATTGGCCAAGAAGGTCAATATCGCCAAGAAACAGGGTATGAAGGTGGTCGCTGTCTACGCGACGACTGATCTACAGACGGCGATCGCCAGGAACAATAAGAGAGCAAAAACCGATGGACGAATGGTTCCGCAATCGTTCCTCGAGTATTCGCACCAACAGGTTTCGGCATTGTTCCCGAAGTTTGTTCGAAACGGTAGCTTTGACGAGGCTCACCTGTACGACACCACGAAAAAGAAACCGAAGAAGATTGCGACGATGAGCGAAGGTGAATTCGTGGTCCACGATCAAGCTGCATACGATTCGTTTTTAAGAAAGGCTGGTGAGTAATGCTTTCGGTTGAAGATGCGGCACGAATCATGGCGGCGGTCCAATTGGGTCAGCAGTTGCCAATCGACACGCCAGAAGCTGAGGCATTGGCTGAACGATTGCGGTCTGAAATGGAAACGTTTCCACCTGGGGTCGAGGTCGAGGTTCCTGGTGAATGGGATATTGATGATCGGGAAGAACTGCTTAACGAATCGCTTCGGTTCGTGCTGTCTGAGTCGCTGATTCGTTCGGATCTGTATCGTATTGTCGAGTCGGCTGCTGCTGTTCCTTCGATCACTGCTGGTGGGAGCGACCATTGGAAGGGACAACCGCGAGCTAAAGACGGGAAGTGGATCGACTCTGGTATTGACTACGACAAGTGGCCTCAAAACTCTC